CCTAAGTTTAAGTTTGGGTACGCTAAGCGAGTGATGGACCACACTAGCACGGAAGTGGGCATCGGCGGTACACAACCCATTTATTCAGCATCAATTGATCTAACACACAACATACAAGATTACGACTTACAAGCAATAATATACTCTTCATCAATTGACGGCAGTGCAGCCGGCGCACTTTATTCCGGATCTGTTGGCAGCAACAGGATAAATATTCGTAGGGTTTTTTATAAAACTCCGCACGCTATGTGGAGATTCTATGGTTATTATGGTGGCATGAACTCTGTTGGTAATTTATCTACATATGGTATGTATGCAGACGATTCAACTTTCGAAGTGATTCCTGCATGGCAGAACAAGCTTCAAGCCATGGCTTATGAGGACGCAATTTATACAAGAAACTCACACTATTCTTATGAAATCAAAAATAATAAAATGAGGATTCACCCAATACCGACCAGTGCATCGCCGGACAGTATGTTTGTTGAGTTTAACGTTGATTATGAGCCATGGGACGATCAAAGTGACAGAAAATCTGGCGGAGACGGTGTTAACAATATGAACACGCTTCCTTTAGCAAACATTCCATATAAAAACATCAATTCGATTGGTAAGCAGTGGATTAGAAGATTCTCGCTTTCTTTGGCTAAAGAAACCCTAGGTCAAGTAAGATCTAAGTTTGGAACAATACCAATTCCCGGTAATGACGTTACTTTGAACGGAGATAAATTAATATCAGAAGCCAGAGAAGAACAAAAAACTTTAAGAGAGGAGTTACAAAAAGTACTAGATGAGATAACTTATGAAAAAATTACTGAACTTCAGAAAAATATTACCAAGAACTCTCTAGAGACACTGCAGAACTACCCGTACTTCATATATCAAGGATAAAATAGATGGCGAGCGAAAAAGACAAATGGAAACAACCAACGACTCCTCCACCGCCTCTATTTTTGGGCGAAAAAGAGCGCGATCTTGTTAAGCAGTTTAATGATGAACTAATCGAGCGCGTTATTGGTCAAGTTATTGCTTATTATCCGATTGATCTTGAGCACACCAACTTCCACCCACTTTACAACGAAGCCGTTACAAAATCTTTTTTGCCGCCGATAAGAGTATACGCTTTGGTCGATTATCAAGGGCAGGAAACGACAACTAATAAATATGGAATTGATAAAATGACTAAAATAACTGTGCATTTTCACAAAAGACGTTTAACGGAAGATCAAGATCTGTTCGTTCGCGAAGGCGACTTTATTTCTTATGGCGCCGCATATTATGAAATTGTTACTTTGAAAGAACCGAAAGAGTTGTTTGGTCAAGCAGATCGTCAAATGGAAATCGTAGCAGAGTGTATAAGATCTAGAGAGGGGTTGTTCGATGTCTAAAAACGAAGAAACAACTTCAAGAGATGTCCCGCGTTTTAAATCAAGCCTCGAAGACGTAGACTTTGCTGTTTACAAATTTCTCGACGAGACAATGGCTATTAACACCAAAACAAACAAGGGATTTAAAAAAACACCAATTGTTTGGTCTGGTTCTGAACGCGCTCACAATATAAAAAACGACAATATCAACAGAGACGAAAGTGGAATGATTATTTTACCGGTGGTCTCGGTCGAAAGAACAAGCGTTAAAAAAGATGAAAAAAGTCGTGTTTTGCCTTTTTCAAAGCTCGACCCGGTGAATGATTTGAAAGGTGGGTTCCTGACAGTTAACAAGGTAATAAAGCAAGATAAAACGCGCAATTTTGCTAACGCTGACGCTCATCGACGGGCAGGGCAGTCTAACTTTCCTTTATATAGAAAAGATAAGAATAGCAAGGTTGTTTACGAGACTCTGACCATTCCTTTGCCTATTTACGTCACAGCTGGATATGAAATAGTACTAAGAGCCGAGTACCAAGAACAAATGAACGATATGCTGACCCCTTTTATCAGGATTTCTAATGGCCACCGTCGCGTAATCGTTGAGCACAATTCAAATCAGTATGAAGCTTTTCTTTCTGAGGATTATCAACTGGGAAATAATATATCTAATTACGCAGCAAGCGAAAGAAGCTACGAAACGACAATTTCTTTGGAAGTTTTTGCTTATTTGATTGGAGACGAAAAGAACGAAAAAAGACCAAGAGTTGTCAGAAGAGAAAATGCAGTAGAGTTACGCTTTGCAAACGAAAGAATTGTGGTGCAAGATGAAGACGGAGAATTTAGATTTTAAAGGAGTTTGTGGTAAACGAACACTATTTATTAGAGAAAAAGTTCACAAGTTTTGAGCTAGCTTATATTTAAGGAGCGTAAGAGTATGTCAGTCGATAAGTTTAATTTTGTTTCGCCCGGAGTTTTCATCGATGAAATCGATGAGTCAGGTATTCCACGTCTTCCCGAAAGAATGGGTCCACTGGTTATTGGTCGCTTTAAAAAAGGGCCCGGACTGAGACCGGTAAAGGTTGAGTCTTATAAAGAGTTTGCTAACATGTTTGGTGAACCTTCGCCGGGTAACGCATCTGGTGACATTTGGCGTTCTGGTGAAATGACTGCGCCTACATACGCTGCTTACGCTGTAAAAGCTTGGCTACGAAATAACTCACCTTGCACTGTTTATCGTGTTCTCGGCGAAAACGCTGATAATGCTGACACCTCCGACGCGGCCGCGGGAGCCGGTTGGAAGACCGCGTACGATCTGCAAACGTCCATCAGCGCGTCGTCCGGCGGCGCGTATGGACTAGTACTATTCCCTTCAGCGTCAGCAGCCACCGCGGTGACTGGTACTCTTGCTGCCGTGTGGTATCTGAACGAAGGCGCCGTCGTTTTAACCGGCTCAACACGAGAGTCAGCGACCTCAGCGGCCTCAGCAACAATAACTTGCGCCGACGGTGATCTTGCGACTGCCAACCAATTCTCAGAAGGTGAGTATGTTAAATTCACCGCTACAGATGGCACAGTAGGAATATTTATACTTTCTGATGCCTCTGAAGCCGGAGCAGTTGCTTCAGGTACTGTTTTAGAGGCAAGTTCTGATTTGGGAACTGGTACTCCAGATACAGATTTATTGGCAGCAGGTACTTGTATCGCTGTTACTTGTAACTTGAATACAAATTCACAAGCTACTGTATTAAATGAATTTAAAGATACAATTGGATCAACCAATTCACCAATAAAAGGCAAAATTTCAGGTGGCACCATCACTGGTACTGGAGATGGCGAACAGTCAATTACATTCACGCAGGTCTCAAGCAGCGCCGCGGGTAACACCACCGTTACTACCGACATAAGCCAATTCACGAAGACGAACTTTACCGGCGGTACCGGGTTCGCCGCGGGCACTCAAAAACAAGGCGCCGGAATTCTGATTAAAAGTGATACAGGACAAAAGTTCACCGCCAAAATATTAAATGGTTCTAACGTTGTTACAGATACTGCAACGTTTGATTTTAATAGAGATTCGCAGACCTTTATTAGAAAAGTGTTTAATACTGATCCCACGTCGACAAACAGTGAGCTCACAAAGACTGGCAATACCACAAATGCTTATTGGCTTGGAGAAACATTCGAGTCAAATGTAAGGAGTGGCGAAAATTCAAAACTAAAAGATGATGGCCTTGAAGCTTCGGATACCGCGGATCTCTTCGGTGTTATTGTCGGCTTAAAAGATGGTGGAAATGGGTCCATTACCTGGAGTGACCGTATGCAAGAAGCGCGCGCCGCGCAGACTGGCTACTTTATCTCGCAGGATGCCCGCGGGACTACGGCATCTTTCGATCCTACGCAACATACGTCGGATTTGTTTAAATTTCACGCTCTGGACAGTGGAGAGCAAGCGAATAGGGATTACAAAGTTTCTATTACAGATATCAAGGTGCCAACTGACAACTACAATAAGTTTGGAAGCTTTACGGTTCAGGTGCGCAGTGCTTTCGACCGCGACAGCGACCCTATGGTTCTAGAACAATACTCAAATTGCAGCTTGGATCCAAAGTCTCCAAATTATATTGCCAGACTAGTCGGCGACCTGCATTATACTTACGATTCAGTAAACAAGAGAATTAGGGAACATGGTGACAATCCAAATAGGTCAAAGATCCTTAGAGTCGAGGTCAGCGAGAAAGTAAAGGCTGGCGCCGCCGAGGGCCTTAATCCTTATGGAGTCAAAGGGCCTTCTGTGCCGCTTACACAAAATATGAGCAGCTCGGTCACAAGCCTTAACTGGGCCGTCGGTTCAGGCAGCATTCCGCATGAAGTGATGGTTACTGGTCATACCGCCGGCAAACTTTTGTTTACTTCTACGCTAGCAGCGTCCGTTGAATGGCCAACCTCTCGACTCCGCGCTTCTAGCTCGGAAGGTCAAGTCAACCAACCATCGAAGGCGTATTTTGGTTATCAAGCCAACATAAACGATAGTCGACGATATGATCAAAGCAACGTTGATCTTCATCGTGGTCAGCCGGCAGGACATGATCCAACCGGTCTATCGGCCGATTATCAACAATACTCGTGGGTGTTCACACTAGATGATGTCCAGCGGTCCGCGACAGACGACATACATCACGTTTGGGTCTCCGGCTCGCGAGCCCTCGGCAATTCTTGGACTGCAGCTTCAGGTAGTTCTTATATCTTGACCGGATCGGACACTGGCCTTAAGAAGTTCACTTCGCCAATGTTTGGTGGTTTTGATGGATTCGACGTCACAGAGAAGGATCCGCTAAGAAACGAGTATATGTCGACGAGCACAGAAGTTGCAAATTCGACATATTACAGCCTCAAAAAAGCGGTCGACATTGCTGCTGATAAAGATTTCATTGAGTTTGACTTGGCAACAATGCCGGGAATCACCAATGACAGTCTCAATAGTCGCTTGGTGACAGCATGCGAGGAAAGAGCAGACGCATTGGCTATCCTTGATGTCCGTGGCGGATACAAGCCGCCTCACGAGAACAGCAGCGCAGAAACGGATAACTTAGGATCCGTCGAAGAAACAGTTACTGTCCTCAAGGATTTAAATCTTAACTCAAGTTATGGATGTGCATTCTATCCGTGGGTGAAAATTCGCGACGACGTAGCAAACTCGATTCTTTACGTGCCGCCTTCTGTTGTCGCGCTCGGAACTCTTTCTAGTGCCCAGCGTAAGTCGGCGGTTTGGTTCGCTCCTGCAGGCTTCACGCGCGGCGGTTTAAGTGAAGGTTCAGCGGGTCTGCCTGTGCTCGGAGTGAGAGAGCGTCTTACTTCGGCCGAGAGAGATAGACTTTATGATGCCAATGTTAATCCAATTGCATCATTTCCATCAGAAGGAATTGTCATCTTCGGTCAAAAGACTTTGCAAGTTACTAGATCTGCACTGGACAGAATTAACGTGAGAAGACTGCTTATTTATCTTAAGAAAGAGATCTCAAGAATTGCTTCAAGACTTCTCTTTGACCAAAACGTACAGCAAACTTGGGATAGATTTACCGGCCAGGTAATTCCTTTCCTTGAAGGTGTCCAGGCTGGTTTGGGTCTGACTGACTTTAGGGTTGTATTAGACGACAGCACCACAACGCCTGATTTGGTGGATAGAAACATCATGTACGCAAAGATTTTCTTGAAGCCTGCCAGAGCAATTGAATTTATCGCTCTAGACTTTATTATTACAAGAAGCGGAGCTTCATTTGACGATTAAAAAACAATTTGAACATACTACTTATTAGTGTACAACAGGAGATTAAATAGATGCCATTCTTTTCAGACACAGGACCCGGTGGGTTTCAACCAAAAAGAGCCTTTAGGTTCTTGGTTACTTTTTCAGAGTTAGCGGACTTAACTTTTATGGTCAAGGACGCCAAAAAGCCGTCGTATACGTTGAAAACTACGCCACATAAAGTGCTAAATCATACATTTAATTTTCCTGGTACTGTAGAATGGGAGCCGCTCGACGTTACTTTTATTGATGCGGTTGATCCAAATGTTGGTTCAAGATTTTATAATGCTTTAGTAGGCTCAGGCTATCTGCCGCCGGTGAGCGACGGCGCTCTTTTGACCGGTATCACCAAGGTTGGGACTACTAGCACAATTGGTGAAGTAAGAATTAAGCAACTCGACGGCGGCGGCGTACTCTTGCCGGCCGGCGCAGACCCTGGTAGCGCAGTTCCCGAGGCAGCCAGAATTTTAGAAGAGTGGACATTGAAGAACGCGTTCATCACTTCTGTGAAATTCGGCGAGGCATTGGGATACGATCAAGAAGGGTTGGTTAACGTGTCTGTTAGCTTAACCTACGACTATGCCACCTACGACTCAATAGTCGGCGGAAGGGCTTACAAGCCCTAGGGCTTAAACAAAACAATATAAACTCAGTGAGGTTTAGATGAGAGACAATCAAAGGCGAACAGGACAAAACCCTGAAGTTACGCCT